CCAGCAGGCTCTCGGCGTCCTGACCGGACACCTGCGCCAGCAGCTGGTCCAGCAGCTCAGGGGGAAACGGCCCTGGCGCCTTGCGCTTGCGCACCTTCTTCGTCGTATCGGTCATTCCTGCCTCCTTCTCTCAGCATGGTATGACCTCTACACACAAAAATCCGGACAGGATCGTCTTCGTATACGCAAGGCGGCCCTGTTCAGCGAATTGTCGCATGTTCTCTTTTGAATACGCCCAAATCCGACCTCTGTAGGGCTTCACGCCTTGATACCCCCAATCCTCTTTCGGAGTTTTCCATTCATCATCTAAATCGGCCTGCCACGGCCCGGCCAAGTAGCGCTTCACCCGCCACTCGTATGTCGTGTCGCCACCAGGTTTAGCGGCAGTGAGGTTATCCATTTGATACCGACGACCGCTTTCTGGCTCTATATGTTTGTAAAATGCGTCCACATATCCTTGATCATAAGGCAGGTAAATCCAGTTCCATTTCCATTCATCCGTCTTTGTGTAGAACAATATGACATCCCGGATGTTTCCGTACTGTTTCCGGCCTTGTTTTGCATCACTGTGAGCGATGCTTCGCCGCCAGCTAATCTCCGAGCGAAAACACCGCGCACCGAAGATCGCATCGAGCAGTAGCTTCAGGTAGTGACTCGCTGTCGGATCGCAGTGAAGGTAAATCGAACCCGTGGGTTTTAGAACGCGGTGCAACTCTATCAAGCGGATGGCCATCATCGCGAGATAAGCCATCATGTCGTTCTCTCCTAAGAACGACCGCATGGCCCGGAGCATTTCCGCGGCGTTCGTATTGCCGCTGCGCATGACTTCATCAAAGGACTGCTCGGCAGAGGCGTTCCAATGCCAAGGTCCTCGAACGCTTCGATTTGAGCCTTTGACTGCTCCCCTGTTGGGCTCCGGAAAAGGACGTTATATGTCGCCTGCGAGTTGAACGGCGGATCCAGATAAATCAGATCCACGCATTCGTCCGGGAATCGCTCGCGGTCACGGAGAACTTCAAGATTGTCGCCGTAGTAAAGGGCGCTCATCAGATAGCCGCCGTTCTTCTTGGATTCATTGTTCCGGCTGCGGTCGCCGGCCGCACGCCCCGACCAGGCCCAGAGGCGTGTTTTTGAATACTCTACAGCGCCGCCCCGAAAGATCAATAAGTTGCGAGCGGCGGCAGCACGAGCCGCCGCAAGGGACGGCACCGCCCTCGGAGTTTATCGGACGGAGACCCTAGTTGCCTTCAGCCCCTTCGGGCCGGGTTGCGCCTCGAACTGGACCGTCTGGCCGTCCTTCAAAGTCCGCCGGCCGGTTCCCTCGATGACCTTGTAGTGCACGAACACGTCCGGCCCGCCGGCAGCCGGCGTGATGAAGCCCCACCCCTTCTCATCGTTGAACCACTTCACCGTTCCCCTCTGCATTGCTGCGTTTCCTCCGTCTGCTAGACTTTTCAGCGATGCTCGTTCCCCGCGTCCTGGTGTTCCCCGTCTGCGTGGCCCTGAGCGCCTGCGCGACACCTGAGACGCGCCGCGCCCAGGAACCCGATGTCATCTTCGAAACTTCTCGCCCAGCCTCCGAGGTCGCCGACTGCATTGCCGCTCAGTGGGACGAGACCGCATGGGCTCCCGTGACGCGCCGACATTCAGAGGGACGCGAGACCGTCTTTCGTCATGACGAATGGACGTACGGCGTCATATTCTTGGCTGACGTTGATCCGACTGACACTGGCTCCCGCGTTCAATACTTCGATCAGGTGTTTTTTGGCCGCGAGAAGGTCCGCGCAGGACTCATGGCCTGTGCCGATCAATCGTCTGGCTGAATAGTAGGCGGCGGCGGTAGGTTGAGCGCAGCGAGGGCGGCGAGTTGCTTCCGCGCGCGATGCGCTCGCAGCGCCTCGACCTCCAGGTTCTTGCCGAGGACGACTGCCGGGTCGCCATCCGATAGGCCGAGCTGGAAAACGTGCTCCCCTGGCTCGAGTCCGTAGTCCTCCTCCGTGCCATCCTCGTTGACGCCGCACGGCTTGCATCTGTGCACGATACGATCTCCGACGACCTCGGTAGTCACGCAGACCTTGACGCGAGTCCGCGCCGCGCCGTCCTCCACCTCCAGCACGAAGTCGCCCGGCTTGAGGCCTTTCTCTTGGCCGGTTTTGTCGGTGATCTTGCCGCCGCGCTCCAAGAACTCTTTCATTGGCCCGCCCTCACTGGAATACGACCGGGGCGTCGGCACTCATCCGGACGACGAACCCGGTCGACGTCCAGACGTCCAGCTCCGCGGCACCGTAGACGCCGCCGCCGCCGCCGACGGTCGGCGTGGAACCGATCGACGAGCCCTCAAGGAAGCCACCGTCCGGGACACCGGTGATCGTCTCGTACTCCTCGGCGCCGATATCTGAGGCCTGCACGATCTCGATGGCGCTGATCGTAGTTTCTGCCGTCTCGAGCTGGCCCGCTGCCGTCAGCACGCTGCCGACGTCGATCTCCACGATCTCTGGATTCGCTGCGATATAACCGTACGTTCCCTGATGCGCCTGGCCAGCGCCGACGAAGCGCACGGCGAGACCATGCCGAAGAGCGAACGGCTGGAAGCGGTGCGATGCGACGTACGCCGGACCGCTGCCATCCGGTGTCGTGAAGTAGACGGGATAGGTCTCCGCGATCTGTACCGGATTCGGCTTCGCGGCACGCAGCGACCGCAGGCCGAGATTCTCCAGGTCCTTCAACGTCGCGAGCCCGAAGAAGTGAGCGATGCGCTGGACTATGTTCATGATGCCTCCTACGGCTTGCTCGGGTTGTGGGTGAAGATGAAGCGATCAGGCACCGCGCCGGCAGCGTAGGTCCGTCCGCCGACGTGAATATGCGCGACCTCCCGGGGACCGACGATGTCGTTGACCGACACGATCTGCTCCCAGCGGAACTCTCCTCTATCGAGGACCGCGACCTCGGCGTTTCTGCCCTCGCCGACTTCGATCGTGCTGCCGTCGCGCAGCGTGAGTGGCGTCGACCGCGAGCAGACCAGCCGGATCCCGGAGACAGTCACGAGCTCCACGCAGGGCTGCGGGCTGTGCCCGGCGGCCTCGACCGCCGCGAGCTCATAACCGTCGGGGCAAAGGCACGTCACCAGGTCGCCGGCCGTGACGTCGGCCGCCCGCTTCGTCTGCGAGATCCACTGGTCGACAGCGACACAGGATCCGGGCGAGCCTCCGCCACCACCGCTGCCTCCATCTGACCCGGTCGTGAACGTGCCGAAGAAGATACGGTTGGGGTCGTTGACCGCAGTCTGCACGCTCGTCGTCGCCGCGTAGCTACCGCCGCCGTCCAGTTGCGGGTCGTCGCGATAGATGTGGTATTTGGTATTGAACGCCAGGCCGGACACGGAACCTGACGGGTAGCTGATGACCCGGTTGCCGATGCGAAGCGTGGATGCCTGAAGGTTGATCGTTGCGGTCGAGCCCGCGTCGGTCCACCCGGTAATGGGGGTGACGTTGAATGCTGAGACGAGCCCGCCGGAGAACAATCCCTGCGCAATGTCCACGCCCACGACACGGCGCATATAGCAGTCGTCGTAGAACGTGAGGGCGCTGCCTGCGGCGGTAGTCGCGCGCAGGCTTGGGATCACGTACACCGCGCCGGCTGGCGCAATAGCGGTCACGCTGCACCGCTGGTACGAGGTTGTGATCGTGTGGTCGGGGCCGATGATGTTGGCCAGCTGCGTCTGCGTCTCGTCGTAGAACAGCAGCCGCACCGGAGCAAGGGTAAAGTTCGACCCACCGCTGCGGCGCGCCCACGCCTCGAAGTAGAACTGGTCCCCCTCCTGGCAGTTGAAATGCCGGAGCGGTCCTAGTCCGGACGAGCCGTTCAGCGACACGGTCGCCGCCGCCGTCTGTCCGGCAGGGTCGTACTTCAGGTGGTAGTTGCCACTTCGCGGGGCCGTCGTCACTACCGACCACGTGCCGCCAGACGGGTTGTCTGCGGCTGGGTACAGCTTCCCTGACTCGAAGCCGGGGTTCTTGATCAGGTTGTCGAATGAAAGAAACTCCTCAACTGCGAGCCAGCTCTGATTCATGATGGCGGAGGCGATCCACTCCAAGCCCATCGGCTCGCCGAAGAGCCCGCCGTCGAGGCAGTTGTCGCCGGACATTTCGACCCAACCTAGCGCCACGTCTCGATCCTGGATTGGCGTGAACGCCGACACACTGGTGTTCGTGTCGTAGTACCACTGGCCCGTCGAATCCTTGTATGCGAGGACCGTGTGACGGGCCTGACCGCTGGCGGTAAACCGAGGTGTGCCGGGCTTCTGCGTGTCGAAGATCATGAACTTCTTAGGCTGACCGGCGCCGCTGCCGAGTATCGTGAAGCCGTCGCCGGCATCACGCGGAACGGTGATCTTGCTGCCGTTCCACATGATGAAACCGTCCTTCGTGAAGTCGGCGACGCCGTTCGTGAATCCGTGGAGGCAAATCTCGCCGGCGTTGGCGCCGCCGTTGGCGGCGGCGTTGAGCTTCATGCCGAGCCCTTTCGTCGCCACACTGGCGCCCGTCTCACCGGGGTTGGGAGTGACAGACGCGGACGTGGACCAGCCGGAATACTTGGCGCCCTTCTTCGCGCGGCAGCGGTAGTAGCGGAGCGTGCTCGTCGTGACGCGGTCGATGAACTGCGGATCCGGGGTGATCCGCGTCTTCTCGATCGATGAGAAATTGGAAACCGTTGACCGCTGGAACTCGAAGGTGTCATACGCGTGCCGTCCGAGCGGATCGACTTCGACGAGGACGCCTTCGACCGTCGCGGTCAGCGTCAGATTTTCCGGTGTTGGCGGAACCTCGTTCGTCCGCCCAGGCGCAGCGGGAAACGTCCGGCTCGTGTAGTCGCCGGAAACGGTGTTGTATGTAGTCGCTATCGCCTCAAGAAGCGTGAGGTCGGGGAACCCGTCCTCAGCCCATTTGTATTCGATGACGCGATAGGTCCCATTGAGCGTGGTATCGGGCAGGCTGATCGTCACCACGTCCCAGAAATCCACGGCCAGGGCCTTCATGTTGCACTTCAGCTGTAGGATGCGCTGCTCGCGTGAACGGTTGACCTCGATGATGGCGCGCCGCTGGGCGCGAAATTCGTGGTCAATACCTGGTATGTGGAGCTCTCGGACCAACTGCTGCCCATCGTCCTCCGTCTCGTAGGTGCTGTTGGTCCGCAGCAGGCACGTGGCCGGCTCGTAGTCGAGAGACGGCTGGACGTAGTTCACCTTGGAGGCATTCCAGAGCTGCCCGATCTCCGACTTGCTGTTGTAGACGATGTCGCCGCGGAGCCAGGCCTCGTCGATGGTATGCGAGGGAGCGTCGTAAGCCCCGGCAAACATGATCCACTTGCCGCGGATCCCGTCGTAGGTCACGACGCCAGCCATTGCGTCGGCGATGTGTGACAAGTTCTCGTCGGGGTTCGGACTGTCTAGCACGCCGTTGAATCTGTACCGCGCCAAGCTGCCGGAAGGCGTACTGAAGGTCAGATCGCACTCGTTCGCTGCTCCTGCGACCGTGGTCCAGTCGATGAGGTCTGGATCGATACCTACGCCGAAATCCTTCTCGCGCATGAGCAGATACGTGGCTGCGATCAGGGCGGGATTGTCGGACCATGTCCATGTCGTCGGGTCGTCGGCGCGCTGGGTGCCGCTGCCGCCCCGAGTCGTGTCCTGGCGTACGTCGTAGCACATACACCCCGACACAACTCTGGAAATCTCCGGGACGCGGCCGCCGAAGACCTCCTGGAAGCGCGCCTCGCTCTTCTCCCCAGTGGGCCTAACGAAACGAGCCACCGTGTAGGCGATGCCGCGCAGGCGATGGTCGGTGGTCCAGTCGGTTACGTTCGCGTCGAGGTCCGCGCTGGCTGCCTGACTATGGCTACCGAGGAAGGACTTGATCTGCACCATCGGGTGCCCCTCGTCGTCGAGCCAGTCCGCGTGCGTAACCCAGCCGTTTCCGTCTATGTTCCCCGCTGTGATGAGGCGCCCGTCGAGGTAGACGTCCCCCAAGGATTGAACGCCGTTTGCCGAACATAGGCAGTGCGCGATCGCGACCCAGTAGGACTCGCTGACCCCGTCCGTGCCCGGGTCGGCGGAGTGCTTTTTGTAGTTGTCGGAGACAGTGGCCGGGACCACATGCTTCCCGCCCATTCGGATCGTCCCGAAGACCAGGGGGATCGTGTCGAGGCCTCCGGCAGTGTTGCCGGCAATCGGTGGCGGCCTGAACTTCGGTGTGGGTGCCAGGAACTCGGCGACGCCGGAGAGAGTCATGCTGACGCCGGCGCTGATGAGGAAGGTCTTCAGCGGCGGCGGCAGCGGGAGGAACACGCCCGCGGCAATCAATACAACACCGAGGACGGCCTTAACTACCTTCGACATGCCACGCCTTTCGCGCCACGGTCAGCGGAAACCGAATTAGTCCGTCCTCTGCTACCGCGACGATGCGGTGCCCTTCGCAAATACCGAGGCTCGTGCCCTCACCCCAGTCACCGAGTACCACGTCGTAGCGGCGAGCCTGCAGCGGCGCACAAGGCTCGCCGAAGAAATGCCGGCAGGCCGTCTCCAATGGGTGCTCCCCTGGCGCCCTGCTGCAGCCGTCAGCGCGGAGCGCGGCGTCGAGCGCGGCCATACCGCTGTCGTGGTCCTTGTACGTGCCAATCAGCCGGTCGAGGAGCCGACGGATGTCGTGCCTGCCGCTCTTCGCCCACGCAACCTCGCCGGCAAAGAGCGCGCAGTCCGTAACGCCGTATCGGTACGGCCGCGACTGCCACGCCGCTAGGACGTCGAGAACCTCTCGCATCAGTGCAGGTTGACGTTAAAGTGTTGGCCGGCGCCGCCACCTCTACCGCCACCGCCGCCTGGACTCTGGATTTGCCCGCCCCACTCTGCCTGTGAGCGCGGTACCCGCGGCACGAGCTCGAGGCCGCGATCGCCACTGAAACGCCACTGCTGGTCGGCGTCCTGCGCGATCACGCGCCGCGGCCGCATGAAGCGCGCCTGCTCGGTCTCACAATTCAGTTCCAGGATCGCCCCCTTGTCGCTGATGGTGAGGCGCGGGGAGCTCGCCAATGCCCTGCCGATCGGGATCAGCCCCGTGATGATCACGCCGTCCTCGTCCAGCACAGCGATTGAGAAAGTCATGGGTGCGAAGTGAATATCGCCCTCGATTGCGGAGCGGATGGAGGACTCACCCGCCAGAAGGTGCAGCGCAATCCGGCCGGCCTTGCGGTCGGGTGCCACGCGGATCCCGGATATGCCCTGCAGCACGCCGGCTGCGTATGTGACGCCGCCGGTCGATATGTCGTGATCGTGCGTCGTGTAGGCGAGCTCGCCGGCCGGGAACTGGATACGGACGAAATCCGCGCGCCGATAGCCTCTCGCGCTGATCTCAGACTGTTGAGCCGAGTCGAGGACGGTCATGGCGCGAGGATGTCCTCCTCCAGCGTGACACTGAGATCCGCGAAGACGGCCTTGCTGTAGTTCATCGCCAGGGGACTTTCCGGGAAGAAGGCGTAGAACTTCGGCCGATGGAAAATGACCACAGCGTTGTCGAGCATGGCTGTGCTCCGCATTGGCGGCTCAAAGTGGAGCCAGCCGAGGCCGGTTCCATCGCTGTTCAGGTCGGCGGTCAGGCGCTTCAGCTCCATCTTGGGATTCGCCTTGCCGTTGCCGATGGCGAGGTCCGTCAGGAAACTTACGAATTCTCCGGCCTTCAGGACGCCGTTCACCGATGCGTCCAGTCCCTTGATCTTGACCGCGCGTCCGATCTGATTGGCACCGTCCACGGCAGCGCAGCGCGAGAGGGATGCCCCTGAATAGAAGAGGTGGTTGCCAGCTGCAGCCACGCGGCTGATGAGGCGCACCGTGTGGTTGCCGGTGTTCGCAGTCAGGGCGGCCACGACAAGAAGGCCTTCGGTCGCCGAGTTGAAGGTCACGAGGTTCGACCCAGCGACATCGTCGCGAAAGTCCATCCTGAAGAGGGCGTGCGAGCCGGCCATGCTGTGCGCCAGGAACGCATACCTACGGCCGGTGACGAGCGATACCGTCTCCTCCGCTCTCGCGACGTTTACGCCGTCGGCGTTGTTGATCCGCAGCCGACGTACTCCAGCAGAGATCGTCGCGTCGACCGCGCTCCAGCCAGTCGTGCCGTCGACAAAGTCGGGGTTGGGAAGGAGCTCCCGGAAGCCGACCGCGGAAGCGTCGTGCCGGTGCAGCACCTCAGCAGTCGTGTAGACGTCGGCCGGTTCGGCCTCGGCGAGCCACCTTTCCACCTCCCGGCGGTCGTCGTCGTGAAGGAGCGTCCAGCCGATATCGACGCGCCACCTGTCCCCAGGCAGTCGCTCGTGTTGGACCTGCCCATATGGGGACTTCTGGCGCCGGTCATTGCGCAGCAGCGCAGGCGTGATCTGAGCCGCGTACTTCGATGGCATTGGAACAACTCTCACAGGACTCCCCGCGTGAAGAGCTGTTCGATACGTCCCATGATCCGCCGCTCAAACTCGGGTGCGAGCCTGAAGAACACCGCGGCCGCCTCAGCCGTCGCGCCACGTGCGTCGATTGGCGCAATAGGCGAATTGACGTTGATCTGCACGCCTCTGGGCCTGCCCATGTTTGCCCGGTGCCGTGGGTCGCCTCTGGTCAGCACCTCCTCGCCACGCCGGAGGATTGCTGGCACCTCGTCGCCGGCAAGGCCCCCGGAGTGCAGCCGTGGAGCCCGGCCGAAAAGCTGGGCGGGAACGCTCCGTAGCGCCAGCACCTCGCCGGCGATGCCTCCGCTGTGCATTGCTGGAGCAGTCGCAAAGAACTGGGTGACGCCGCCGGTCTGACTCGTCACGGCGGTCGTCGCGCTGGAGAACGCGCCGCCGGTTGCCCCGGCACCGAAGAAGGAAGAAGCGAACGGGATCAAGAAGTCCCCGACGAACCCGCCCAACTTCCCGGTCTTTCCGAAGTCGCCGGTCAGGAACTCCAACAGCTTCGATGCCGCGAGATCCGCGGCCATGCGGCGCAGGGCATTCAGGAAGTCGAGGACCATGCCCTTGAGTCCCTCTCGGAACGGGTCGAAGAAGAAATCTGCGAAGGCGTCCTGCATGTTGCGCGCGGCCTCGCGGGCGAATTCGGACATCTCCTCTGCACGCCGTTTCGCCTCCCGCTCCTCCTCGCGCCGCTGTTTCTCGGCCTCTCGCTCGCGCTCGCGCTGTTCCTTCTCCGACTCCCGCTCTTCGAGTTGAGCTTTTTCTTTGTGGAACGTCTCCTCGATCGCGAGCCGTGCCCTGGCGAATTCCTCCTCACTTATGATCTTTTCGGCGAGCAGCTGCTTGTACCGTTCGAGCTCCACGTCTCTGGCGGCCGCTAGGGCCTCCACGCCATCGAGCCCCGCCTTCGTCGCCTGCTCCTCCAGGCGTACGATGTCGTCGAGCGCGCTCTTGTGCCGCCGCTCCCGGTCCTTCGCCGCCTGCTCCGCCTTCTCTTCGGCTTCGGCGCGCTCTTCGGCGAGACGGCGCTCCTCCTCGGCACGCTTTACCGCAGCCTCGTGCGCTTCGAGCTCTGCCTTCCGCTGCGCTTCCGTGACTTCCCGGCGCTCGAGCGCCAGTCGGATTTCCTCTTCGAGTTCCTTCTTCCGCTGCTGGTAGATTTTCAGGACCTCGTGCGGATCCCGTGCGAGCCCCGCGTCCTGAAGGATGAGGTCCCCCAGGGACGGGCCCTCCTGGATGTCGCGCTGTATGTCGACGATCGCCTTATTGACGGAGACGAGTTCCCCGGAGAGCTCGGAAACCTCATCGAGCCCGAAAGACTGTCTCAGGAAGACCGCGATGCCTGGTCCAAGCGACGCCAGTTTCTCGGCGAGATCAGCAACAGTCGGCGCCAGCTCGAGGACGACGCGCTTCACATTGCGGTCGAGGACGAGGCCGAGTTCGCGCATCCGCCGCTTTGCTTCGTCGGCGTTCTCCAGTAGATCGCTTTCGAGGATGATGCCGAGCTCGCGCGCCCGGTGGCGCTGCTCATCCAGGGCATCGGTGCCCTCCCGTAGCGCCGCGGCGATCTCTGCTCCTCCGGCGCGGCCGAAGGCCTTGCTGGCCAGCGCCGCGCGGTCCATTTCAATGACAGTGCCGCCGATCGCGGCGGTGACGATATCGAACGCCTGCTCGGCCGTCGTTGCTGCACGAATTTGCGCGAGCAGTTCTTTGTTCGTGTCCTTCAGGGACTCGTGCAGTTCGCCCTGACCGTGACGCGCCATGCCCACGGTGCGAACGAGGTGCTCGAGGGCGGAGTCCGTCTGCTGTTCCTGAACGCCCAACTGCCCGAAGGCAAACCGAAGTTCCTGCAGCGTCTCTGCCTGTACGCCGACCGCGCGTGCCGTGTCGTGGATGGCTGCGGCCGCGTCAATGTTCCGCTGGATGAGATAGGCGAGCGCGCCGGCGCCGCCGATCAGCGGGATCAGGGCCGTGGCAACGCCCTTGAACGAGATGCTCAGTTTTTCGTGCTCGACCGTGGTCTTCTGCGTGACCCGGCCGGCCTGCGACATGCCCTCGATCAGCTTCCGGTTGGCGGTAATGGCGCCGGACATTCCGCGGGCGATGTACTCGCCAACACTGCCGGCGCGCCGGCCGGCCTCGTTGAACCGCTCGGCGGCGGCCTGGATGCGGTTGAATGCTTCCTCGCCAGCCTGTCCTACCTGGATGAAGTCGCCGCGGACCTGATCCTTGCCGTCGACCTTGAGCTCAATACGAATGGGTTGCTGAGCCATGTCCTAGGCGCTCGCCTCGATGCGGGAGAGTCGCCGCTCCCAGTCCCTCACGATCAGCTCGTCGAGCCCGTCCACGGCCTTCGCGATGTCCCTCTGGAAGTCCAGACGTGGTCTGATCCGGGCATTGGGAACGAGGACGAACGCCGTAACATCGGGCCGATCGGCGAAGACCAGCCGCGCGGTCCTGCCGTTCTTGCCAGGCACGAACAGGAGTTTCCCCTTCGGATAGTCGGACGGCTGCTTGCGGACGTCCCCACCGCGCAGGCCTCGACCCGTGAACCCTACAGCGTCGGTCGGAATTGCCAGAAATCGCTTGCCGTGGGGCCGGATCGTCGCGCCTTCCATGAACACGCGGATCAGGTCAACGAACCTGCCGGTGTTGCGCTTCTTCCCGACAGCGGACACGTCGAAGACCACGCCTTTCGCGCCCATGCTCTCGCCACGCGGCGGGTAGACCACCCCGCGGATCGTGTTCGCCAGCCGCGGCCCCAGGCCCGCGGCGCGCACGCGACGGCGCATGTTGTCCTTAAGGGCGTTCGTCCGCCGGCGGATGCCGGACGTGACTGCCTGAGCCCCCGCCTTCTCCCCGCGTTCGTAGATGCGCTTGGCGGATCCGCGCTGCCGGACGAATAGCTGCAGACCGCTCATGACTGGGAATCGAGCTCCGCCTTCGCTCTGTCCATCACGTCGAACGCCTCCACCATGATTGCCGGCTGGTCCAACAGGCCGCCGCCCTCGAGCATGGCCCCTTGGCGCTCAATGGAGCCGCGCCACTGGTCCCAGAGGCGCACCATGTCCCGCTCCTCGGGGCCGATCAGGTACCTGGGGTTGGTGCTGTATCGATCGCCGAAGAGCTTCCACTCTGATCCGTCTGGCGGGTCGCGGCCGAAGGCGAAGGCTGCGGGGCAGCTGGCGATCGCGACGGCGAGCTGTAGCTTTTTTTTTGCTCCTCGCTGATGGACATGAGGCGCACAGCCTCAATGCCGATCTCGTCGAGGTGCCGCTCGTCGAGCCGGTTCAGACATTCATCCGTGACGAGTCCGCCCCGCGTCTCGAAGGGCACATCGACGTTGACCCAGCCGCGGAGCATGTAGCGTGCCGCCATGTACTTCATGCTGGGCCACCATGCGCCGTCGAGGGCAACGAGGTTCGCATAGGGCGGAAAATGCTGGTGGGCGATGGACGTAAGTTCCAGGAGCCGCCGTTGATCATCCTCGTCCAGCCGCTCTCCCTTCAGGACATCGACGCCCCGCGCGCGCTCCAGCAGATCGAGGAGCTCGGGTCGCTGATCGGCCGCAACCACGAAGCGTACGGCGTCTCCGAGGCACTCGAGTAGTTCGCTTCTGTCCACGAAGCGCGCGCCGGAGGCAATCACGGCGCGGCGGACTTCCTTCTTTCCCCAGACTGAGGCGACGCCGACGAGATACGTCGGCGGCTTTTCCATTTCGGAGCACCCGGAAGGAACGAAGTGCACTACATCGCGGGTCGAGGCGGGTAACATCGGGAACGGCGGATCAGTCGTAGGTGAAGTTCAGGACGTTCGCATCCTTCCCCGTCGCCGAAAACGGCACGTTGACGATCAGTTTGCCCGCGGCGTCCGCCTGCTGCTCGCCGCGATACTGGGCAGCGAGTATGTTCAACGTGACCTTGTTCTGCGCCACTGAGCCCACTCGGGCGACGATTGCCCGCTTCGTGCCATCACGGAAGTCCTGGAAGATGTTCCGTGTGGCGACCAGGGTTTCGAGCGGATTGATCGAGCCCTGCACGTTGCGCCCCGTAATCACCGGCGGGTCGTACCCTTCTGCAGCATTCGGATTGTCGGGGTACGAAATCTGGTTGTTCATCGCCAGAGTCAGCTGCTGGACTGCCGCTGCAGCGCCGCCGATCGTCATGACGCCGCCCTTCCAGACAGGCGGCTTCGTAGCGTCGTAGGTAAAGGACGGCAGCGCGGCATCGGCCTTGCTTCCCAGAAGTCCCGTCAGCCGGAACTCGGCCACGCATATGCCGCCGGCGGTCCACGTGACCGACAAATCACCGCGGCATCCCAGCACCTTCCAGAGCAGGCCGTCGCGATACACGTATGCCGTGCCAGTCTTGATCTGCGTCGAGGCGGGCTCGTACTTCACGGGGCCGGTGGTCGGCGTGATGGTCTCTGCGAACCCGGAGCAGCGGAAGAGCGGCCCGATCTCCGGCGGCACGTCCGCGGCTCCGCCGGCACCCTTCAGCGGAACCTGCACGCGGACCTGCATCGGGATCCGGCCGACAATCGGATCGTGCGCGTCGAGCGACTGCATTATCAGGTCCGGGTCGAACACCTCCGGCGCTGGCGAGATTTCCGGCGGCCCGAGCGTCAGGATGGCGTCGTTCGCGCCCGTTGGCGTCGCGTCGACGCCCTCTGTCGTCTCGACCTTGAACAGAAACCCGTGGATGCGAGTCAGTAGAGGCATGGCCTATTTCTCCCCGCCGCGCTTTCGGCTCCGCAAGGCCCGGCCCGCGAGCTCAGCCTCGGCATCGTTGACGCCATCCGACAGATCGATGCTGCCTGAATCGGGCTCCTCCACCGCGCGATCCTGGCCAACGACAATCCGGTCCGCCGGCGTAGGCGGATTCGACACGATGACGTCGTCACGTTCGGATTTCGTCTTCATGGGGCCTGTATCGTCGGGTCGTTGGTCCGGGTCCAGAACTCGATCTCGAAACTCAGGACGAAGCCAGCCGTAGCGCCCTGGCCCTCCACGCGCTCAATGACGGGGTCTGACATCTCGGTTTCGCGCGTGTCCACAGCGAGCCCGCCGCGTTTCGGATCGGCCAGAACAGCGGCCAGGACGGTCGTGTAAAGTCCATCGATCTGAGCAGCCAGTCCGTCATGCGTCGCAGCGATGACGTAACACTCGACGTCCAGGCGCAGAGGATCGTGACGATCAACGCCGCTGACGTCCGGCAACTTGACATGACCACCGTCGAACAACACGACGGCAGGAAACTCTTGGACCTCGACATCGTAGTTCCGCAGGACCTTCGTTCCAGGAAGCTGAACAGGTACCTGCTGGAGTGCGGTGAAGAAGTTGGCCAGAACATTTTCGCGAACGCTCGTCGGCACGCTGTCACTGCTTGTCGATGTCCAGCGTCCAGACCGTGCCGGCGCGATCCGAGCGCGCACTCCGGATGCGGAACGGCTCCGCTCCGACGACCAGCGTGGCGCCGTCCAGCGGCTTCGTCGGAACCTCAGACTTCAGGATCGCGGCGGTGCGCGCCGCACGATTCGTCCCGGCCCTCAAGATGTCGGCCTCTTCTGCTGCGTGGGTTTGAATGACGCGGACGGCAACGGCAGCCCCGCCGCCCTGCGGCGTGTAGGTGCCGGAGACGGAAAGGTCGTCCAGGTTGAAAATGTCGGCCATCGCATCATCGAAGACCCCCACATTCGTTCACCATTTCCAGCCGCAGAGTTCGAGCGCTCGGCACACCGCGCGCCCCTTCGTCGATAGTTGCGGCTCACGGGGATCGTCAGTCAGGAGGCCGAGGCGCTGGAGCTTCTCGATCACCGGCCGCGCATCCTTAAGGTCCCCTTCGACCGGCATCACCGTGTAGGCGATGTGTCCGTACGTGTCCCGCAGCAGCTTGAGGTCAGCCGCCGTGTACTGGGCGGTCGGTGCTGGCGTCTCGTCCTGAGCCGCCGGTATCGAAGCCCGCCCCCGACCCCGCGCCACGGCCTACGACTGTTACGCGCCGCGCTTCGCGCGCTGCAGCATCGCCGGCCGGGTGCACAGGAACAGCGGGTAGCTGTAGACCTCGATATCTGCCCAGGCCTGGCGCTCGTCGTCGACGATGACCTTCGGGTACACCGGCTGCCCCGGCATCGCGATGGTGTCGAAGAACTCGCCCGGCGCCCATGCGACCTTGAAGGCACCCGGCGCATTGACGGGGAAGAACTTCGCCCTGTCGGTGTTGACGGCAACCGTGCTGGTATCGTCGGTGCCGCGGTAGTTGATCCAGTCGACGCCCCCGTAGGGGAACGGCGTGTTCCACTCCGCGCCCTTGCGGAGATCCGCGGCGGCCGTCCAGTTCTTGTAGGTGTTGCGAACCTCGGCGTGGTTCGTGAACTCGTCGTAGAAGGCGTCCCCGCAGAGGCCAACGATGCGTGTCTGCGGCGTCCAGACACCCTTCGCGGCGCGCTGCATCGCGCGCACGATCGCCGTGATCTTCTGCTTCAGGGCACCGTCTGCCGTGTTCGCCAGATCCAAGGCGACTTCCGCCGGCTGGGCGACACCGAACTCCGTGAAGAAGTTGACGATGGTGCTGCCATCGGCATCTGTCACGATGCCCTGCACGGCACCCAGCCGCATGTTCTCCCAGGTGAGCTCAACATCGCGCATCAGGCCCGCCGGTCCGGCGAGACGGCGCGCAACCTCGCGCTGCACCTGCATCAACTCTGTCTCCGAACCGAAGGCCCGGATCCGGAACAGCTCGCTGGCCATCAGCCTGTCTTTCTTCGCGATGCGGCTGGTCATGAAGCTGCGGACCTTCCGCTTCTCGGTCGTGCGCTGGGCCAGCGGCGCGCCGCGCTCCGAGGTCTGGATCAGGGACAGCGTGCTGTCGCGCTCCTCGATCATGATCTGATCGGTACCGATGAGCGGCTCCGGCTCGAACAGGTTCAGCGTGCCGAGGAACTGCGGCTGGTAGTCCACCTTCTCGATCGCCGAGAGCATCTGGATCGTGGAGAAGGCGTCCTGCTTGAAGATGTCGAGTGAGGCCATATCGGGTTCCTCGTGGAAGTCCTGGCTTTGGTCAGTTACCTAAGCGAAATTCGCTCCCGGTCAGCGTGTGATGATCCCGAGCGCCTTCAGATCGTCCCTCGCCTTGGTCTTGTCGCCAGCGCTCATGCCGGTCTTGTAGACGAGCTCTGAGTCGTTCACCTCGGCGTCGCGGACGATGGCGACGCCGGACTTGTCCGCAGCGGAGGCGTCGACGTTGTCGAACAGGATGCCCGCGGCGACCTCGCGGCCATCGGTGCCTGCCGGATCGTGCTCAACCACCTTGCCGCTGCCTGCGGCGACCGTGATCGTGAACTGGTCGCCGGCCACGAAGTCCGTGCCGCCGTCTGCGAGCGTAAACGCCAGACCGCCGGCGTTGAACGCGACGCCGACTGTGCCGCGACCGATGTTGACGCCGTCCGGGTCCTCGACGATGAAGGCGCCGGCATTCGCCGCCGGCTCCACGATCGTGAGTTTGTAGGCGCCCGGCTTCGAGTCCTGGCCGACCGTGATCGCGCCCATCGCACCATTGCCGGTGTTCGCGGCGTCGGCCTGCGCTGTCGCAGAGCCCTTCGTGACCTTGCCGACCACATGCCCCGCCTTGAGGTTCTGGCCGCTGAGGACCGTAACCTTCTCGCGCGAGCGAGAGCCATTGGCTTCGGAAACGATGAACTCGCCGGCGTGCTGGCCTTCGGTGAGCAGTGCCATATCGGTAGTCCTCTGAGGTCCTCAGTTCAGGTCTTCAGCTTGACGCCGGCCTTCTGCATGGCGGCGTCCCAGCCGTGATCTTTGCGGTCCTGCGGCGCGTGCTGCGTGGAGATGTCCGGCCCGCCGCTCGCGGCACGGATCTCGACCAGCTTGCCGCGAACCTGCGCGACGGTGAGCCCGGCCTTCAGGTACTCCGCCGCGAGCTCCGGGCGGCCGGCTATCGCACAGAGCTCGGTGATCTCGGTCGCAACCGCCATCGCATCCCGGCGGGCCTTGTCGATCTGCGCGACGTTGTCCGCCGCCGGCGTCGGTGCCGGGGTCGTCGCGGCCGCCGGCTTGGTGATGTGCTCGACACTGACCTTGAGCGCGCCAGCGATCGCCTTTAGGCATTCGCTGCCGCCTTCGACTGCCGCCTGACCCGAGAGAACCTGATCCAGCGTCGGCCCCTGGACTCCGGCGGCTTCCATCGCCGCCGTGATGTCCGCGAGAATCGCATCGCGCGACCGTTCAGCAGTTACCTGACCGGCGATCACTGCGTTCAGTCTTTCGGCCAGCGTCGACATTGTTCCGGTTCCTCTAAGTTTCGCGGCTAAGTTAGCTGCCAGATTGCTGTCACCCATACGCTGAGCAGATTTTCCGGGGCGTGTCAAAGCGGCCGGGTCCGAGGCCATGGCCTCCAGGGTGTCCGGGATGCTCGCGATTTCGTCGATGAGCCCGGCGGCGAGCGCCGCTTCACCGAAGACGACAGCGCCCTGCAGCTGCTCGAGCTGGCGCGCTGTGACCCGGCCCCGGCGGTTCCTTGCGACGGTTTCGAAGAAGAGACCGGCGGCACGATCGACCATTGCCTGCATCGCGGTGCGCGCGGTGTCCGACAAGGGCTCGTGCGAGTTGCCTTCGGCCTTGCGCTCCCCGGAGCGGATCAGCGTGTAGCTGACCCCCGCCATTTCGTCGCGCTTCGTCACATCGACGTGCACGGCGATGACACCGACGGACCCTGTCGCGCCGGTCCTCGCCATGACAATCCGGTCTGCGGCAGAGGCAATTGCATAGGCCGCCGAGCACGCGGTCTCGTTGATCAGTGCGTAGATGGGTTTCTTGCCACGAGCTGCGTAAACCTGATCGACAAAGTCGAAGCAGCCGCTCACCTCGCCGCCCCCCGAGTCCAGGTCGAATGCAACCGCCTTCACCGCGGGGTCCGCCATCGCGCGTGCGAATGCCTGCGCGAGTGTCTCGTACGACACCAACCCGGAGAGTGCGTCGAGATCGCCGGCGCGGTGCACCGTCGTCCCGATGACGGGGATCACGGCGACGCCGTTGCTGGCTCCGAGCGGATCGCGGGCCGGTTCGGCGTCGTAGCCGTAGGACACGGCCTGGATGCCGATCCGGTCGCCGAGAACCGAGAGGATCACTTCCAGTTTCCGCTGCTCGATAAGCAGCGGCACGCCGAGCACGCGGTTTGCGACATGCACCAGCTGGTGCGCGCGGCCGGACGTCACGATGTTCGGGCGGTCGGTCTTCATGCGGTCTGTCGCTCCTCTTCCTGCTCTTCCTGCTCCTGGCCGGGTTCGTTGCCTCGCTGCTCCCTACTGCCGGCGCCGCCGGAGGCCTTCTGCACCTTCCGCGGATCGCTGTCGAAAATGAGCCCGAGCTTGTCAGCCCTGGCGTTGTCCTCCGCGATTTCTTCGTCGAGGTCCTCCGGGTCTGCGCCCATCTCGGTGACGACCTGCGTGCGAGACTTGAAGCCACTACGGACAAGGCCCTGGTTCGCCTTCTGCTCGTCGACCGGCTGCACCCATTCGAAGCCCTGGCCGATCCACTTCGTTCGGAGAATGACATCGCGGAACTCCGAGGAGCTCATCGAGGGAAGTGCGCCGCTCAGGATCGCCTGGCGCAGCCATTCCGTGAGCACCGGCCGGTTGAACTTGTGGTTCACGATCTGCCGCTGCACCTGCAGGCACTTGCGACGGAACATGATCACGCCGGCCCGGATGCTGCTGAAATTCACGCGGCTGAGGTCACCGGTGAGCGCCTCGAAGGGGATCCCGAGCGACATCGCGATCGCGCGGAGCTGCATGTTGATGAATGGCTCGTAGCTGTCGCCGACATCTGCGGGCTCCGCCATCTGCAGGTTGCCGGGGTCCTCCATGACGTGCAGCTGCCCGGACTCGAGCCGTATCTCGCGGTCGGCGCCCTCGTCGTCCTCGTCCTCCTCGTCGTCGCGCTCGTTGACCAGCGGCGTCCCGTTCTCGTCGACGCCGGGGAAGATGAATCCAGTAAGTAGAGCCGCCGTCTTCTTCCGTATCAGCTCGGCGTCCTCGTACTGATCGAGGTCGAAGAGCTTGAGGAGCGCTGTCGCAAACCACGTCGCGCCGCGGACATCGCCGATCCGCCAAGGGCGGAAGACATGGATCACAGACTCCGCCGGGACCCGGACGGTCTCCACGCCATTGATGCCGGCGAGAGGATCGCCGGGATGCGCCCGCAGCATGTGATAGGCGACACGCTTCCCGATCGCATTGAACTCGACGCCGGCGATCACGCGGTTGTTGTTGAGGCCTCCGTAGTCGCGATCAAGCGGGACCTGATCGGCCTCGACGAGTTGTAGCTGGAGGGGCACGACGAGGCCGTCGGCGGCGCGGCGTGGCCGCGGCCGGACGAAGATTTCGCCATCGCCAACGACGCATCGGAGAGTCGCCGCCTGCAGGCCGTAAAAGTCCAGAACCTCGTCCGCGTCGGCCTGGACAGTCCAGGCGTCCCACAATTCCTGCATCCTCTCCCGCAGGCCGGTGTCCTTGACCTTGAAGCGCGGGCGCACGCCGGTGCCGATGCACTCTGATTCCCAGGACCACACACCGGACCGTGCCCAGGCGTTGTTGCGGATTAGATGGCGCGCCCGATCTCGAATCAGCTTGCCGTCGCCGATGATTGCGTGGGTGCCGCTGATCCCCGTCGGGAACCAGGTGCGCCCGCGACGACCGCGGGTCGCGCCCTCGTAGGCAGAGGTGAAGTCGCCGGCGCGGAGCAGTGCGCCTGCAGCGGAGCGGAGCGCGGCGGCGATCCCGTTGCGTATCCCGTCGAACATCAGAGTCCCTTCCCGCCGCTGATCAACACCGTGCGGATCGGCGTCTTCCCCTCCGCGCTTTCGAGCTCGCGATCCAGGGCAGCGAGCGCTTGATCGATTTCCGCCTGCGAGCGGTATTCGATCGTCCGACCATCCACGGTGACACGGGCGATCCCGGAGTGCCGTCTCTTCAGGAGTTCTTCCCGCGCCGCCTGCAGTTCGCTAAGGGTTGCCACGTCACGCCGCTAAGTTAAGCGGCCATAAAGCCGCCCCTACAGATACGCACGCGGTCGCCCCTGCCGCAACACCGCCCCTGCAAGCCGGGCCAGGTTCTACGCCGCTACGGGCGGCCTCATGGCCCGTCTTCTGCCTGTCGCGCCCCCGCCCCACTGCCCTACGGCGCCGCCTGCTGCGCCGCACAAGTTCCTTGCAAAAAAGCGTTGCACTAGCTCAGGAAATGAGCTACTATTGTTCCCAGAACCTCGGCGTATCGCCGAGGGAAAAACAGACCGCAGCGAATCGCTGAGGAGGCAACAATGAAGCGCGATGTCTACCAGGATGTTACCGATCGGATCGTCAAGTCCCTCGAGAACGGAGTCGCCCCCTGGGTCAAGCCCTGGAAGAGCGACGGCCGCAGCGCCGGCGTTCACCGGAACGCCCTGACCCGCCGTCCCTACCACGGGATCAACGTCTGCCTGTTGACGCTCGAGCAGATGTGCAAGGGCTACGAATCGGGCGAGTGGGTCACCTATCGACAAGCGAAGGAACTCGGCGGACACGTTCGCAAGGGCGAGAAGGCGACCCCGATCGTGCTCTGGAAGAAGTACGAGAAAAACGCGACGGACGAACAGGGCCGACCGCTCTTCAATGAGGACGGCGAGCGCGTAAAGAAGACGCTCCTCTTCGCGCGCATGTTCTCGGTATTCAACGTCGAGCAGTGCGACGGCTTGACAGCGGAACAGCCGACCGAGCGGCCGAAGGGGTTCGTCGGGTACGAGGGGATCGACGCGGCGATCGCCAACATCGGCGCCACAATCGACCACGGCGGGGACCGTGCGTACTACTCTCCATCGGCGGACCGCATCCGCCTGCCGCGACCGGCGCAGTTCGCCGACGCCGCCAGCTATTACGCGACCGCGGCGCACGAGCTCACGCATTGGACCGGGCACGCGTCCCGGCTCGCGCGTGATCTGTCCGGTCGATTCGGTGACGAGTCCTATGCGGCGGAGGAACTGATCGCGGAAATGGGCGCCGCCTTCACGTGCGCCACGCTCGGGATCGCGGGGCACCTCCAGCACGCCGAGTATATCGGCAGCTGGATCAAGGTTCTGAAGAACGACAAGCGCGCGATATTCACGGCCGCGAGCAAGGCACAGGAAGCTGCGGACTTCCTCCTGGCTAGAGCGCTGCGCGAGGAGGTTCGGGAAGCCGCCTGAATCCCCACCACAGACCGCCCCTGCGGGGGCGGTCGATGGTGGGGATTCCACCGAGCAACCACGAGGAGATTCAATATGAACGCAGCCATCAATGCAGAGACGCCGCCCCAGGAATACTCCGCGCTGCAGGTCGCGCATGCCATCGGCGTCCTGGCCCCTTTTATCGGTAGTTCACAACTCGCAGCAGTGCGCGTGTTCCTCCGGGGCGAAGAGCGGGGTTTCTTCGCCGGCAAACTGATCGAGCTCGCGGAGACGATCGCGAAGATGCCGAAGACGTACGATCAGGACGGAAAAGGCGATCAGGCTGTCGCCTACCTCCATTACTTCTACCGCGGGGCGGACTGGTACATCATGGAGAAGGACTCCGACCCGGACGGCGAAGGACAACTACAGGCGTTCGGGCTCGCCGATCTCGGCCTCGGATTTCCCGAACTCGGGTACATTTCGATCCCGGAAGTCCTGAGCGTCGGCGCGAAGATTGATTTCCATTTCACGCCGAAGACGATCGGCGAGGTCAGGCGAGAAAAGTACGGCGCCGCCTGAGTCTCCAGCTACGCCGGCCTGCGGGCCGGCGATTGGTGGAGATTCCTTCACCCGGTTCCTCAGCCGGTCGCTGAGGTGGAGAGCAAATATGAAGCGTATCCCGGATGTTGTGATGTCGGACAAGAAGGGGATCGAGGAGTGGCGCGGCTCCCTCCACGAGTTCTTGAAGACCAATGCCGGCGAGGACCACGGCGGCCAGGGGCGCGAGACCGTCCGCGATTTCGTCCAGGCAATGCGTGCGTCCTTCGCGTCCTTCTCGGGCGAGACAATCGCCGATGGCGCCGAGTATTATCCCGAACGTCCCGGCGTGGTCTCCTGCGGTGGCGGTGCTGCGCCGGTTTTCCTGCTGTCCCTGGTGGAGCGCTAACGTGGACAAGTCCCACTCGATGTTCCAGCTGCGCCCGCCCCGCGCGGGCGAGACCGGGCATCGGCTAATCTACCGATATCCCTTCAGGTCGCCGGAGGTCTGCCGGGCCGTGCCGGTGATCCCTGACCCCGTGCCGAACACGGTTCAAATCGGCCTATTCACGCGCGACGGATTCCGCCCGTCGCGTCGCTGGCTGCCGCTGCTACGCATCCCGTCCGTCCGGGACCGGATCTGCGAAGACATGGAAACGCTCTACGGTCCGGGTGGGCCGTACGCTTCCGACACCGTGCAGCGCGAGGAGTCTTCCGATGGCTGACATCTACCGTAACGTCCCGTTGGCATCCACGCTACGGTTGATCCGACGCATCGATCGCAAGGCAGCAACGATGGCGGAGCTTACCGACGAGCTCGATGTTTCCGCGGCAACGGTGAAGCGCACCATCCGCGCCGCCCGCGAGCTCCTCGGCGTCTGCATCGAATGGGATGGGGCGCCCGGCGTCGCTGGCGGGAAGTACGTGATCCGAAACTGGGGCGCTTTGGACCGCGGCCGCCTTCGCCGCCTCAGTCCATAATCCGAGCCCGGCCTCCACGGAGGCGCCTTCGCTTTCGCAACGGTACCGCCGGCCCTGCGGCCTTCTCTTCCTGCGAGCGGCCCTCCCCTGCTGGCGTCGCCGCGGCCGCTTGAAGCCCCTCACGCACAGTCTCGATCGCGACGTGCCGCTGCTTTGCCAGCTGCTCCCATTGCCGCGGCGTCAGGCGGTCCATTCCCAGGTGCACGGCGAGCGCGAGGGCGCCGACGACGATATCGAGCTGCTCATTCGGCTGCCCTGTCTTCTTGCGCCAGACGCGCATGGTGCAGCCGCGGGTCTCGACATCTTCGACGTATTCCGCGGTGATCTGTTTGAAGAACTCGCGATCGCAGATGTGCGGGAAATGCAGTGCGCCGACTTTCCAGCGGCCGTCATCGTTCGGCCCTTCTATGGTCTTCCGCAGCATTTCGTAGACCCATGCCTTCAGCATCCAGGTCCCGACCGGCCAGAGCTGGCATCCTTTCCTGATCTTCTTCCCCTTCCAGTTGATATCGACTGGGCGCGGCGTCCCCATCGCCGGGTGCGTGTGTCCTGCGCGTCCGTCCATTGCGAAGACGCGGGGTTGTCGTCCACGGCAGAAGAGGTAGACGCGATGCGACTCGTATCCGGCGTCCACCCCGAAGGCGTCCACGTTCCAGATGTTGCCGGCCTCGTCCTCGAGCGGTCGCTCGATGATAGCCTCGAGCTGATCCCACACCCCGTCGCTGCCGGGATCGCCCTCGATAACGCCCTTCTCGATGAGCCAGCCGGATAACTTCACGCCCCAGCCGTAAAGCGCCCACTCGATCCGGTTCTTCTGGACGTCGGCCATGCCCGTGATCGCGAGTACCCCGCGCGGGACGATAGCGGCGGGGAAAGCCTCCCGGCGCAGGTAGAGCTTCTCGTCATCGGGCGCGTCGCCGCTCTCCTTCCATGCAACCCCGAGGACCTGCTGATAGAAAACCTTCTCCTTGAACGGGTTCCCCTCCGCGTCCTTCCATTCAGTTACGCAGTCATCCCATGCCACGAATGGCGAATAGAGCTGATTGATATAGAAACCCGGCTCGCGCCCTGGCGCCTGCCGCCTGCGGAGCTTCTCGATTCCTTCTGCCGGAATGATGTGCGCGGCGTCCTCGAAGCAGCTTTTGATCCAGACACCGCCCGCGACCATCGCGTGCTTCTGTGCATGCTCTATGGCAGAGCCGCAGGACTGACATCCATAATACGCCCGCCAGGGGTGCTGCTCGTTGCGCCACTTCAGCTGCTCCCATTCGAGCGTGATGTAATCGCCGCAGTGCGGGCAGGGAACATAGAACTGGCGCATGTCTGAGGCCTCGTACTTTTTCGTGATGCGGCACTCGCCCTCGACGCCGGGCGTGGAAATGTAAACGCGCTTGTAGCCGACGCTGGTCCATGCGGTCGTGCGCTTCTCGGCGAGCGTCACCGGATCGCCGCGCGTACCGACCTCAGCCGGATACTCGGAGACTTCTTCGAGGATGAGCACGCGGATGGAAACCATCTGCAGGCCGGCGGATGAGTTCGCGCCGGTCAATACCAGGTGCCCGCCGGGGAATCGTTTGAAGGCCGCCGTGGAGCCGGAGGCGTCCCGACTCTTCTGTTCCTTCACCCTGCCCTGCAGCACGGGTGTCGCGTCGATCGTCGGCTGCAGCTTGATCCGGTTGTACTTCGCGGCCTCGTCCAGCGTCGGCAGAACGATCATCATCGGGCAGGGATCATGATGTACGACATAGCCGAACAGGTTCAGTCCGGCCTCTGTGCCAGCGATCTGCACGCTTTTCTTCACGGTGATCTCGGAACACGGATCCGCGAAGGACATGCAATCCATGATCTCAGTCAGGTAAGGCGTTCGCGTGTTCGACCACGGTCCAGGGTGTGGCGAGCCGGATTCAGGAGAGACGACGCGGTGCTGCTGTGCCCACTCCGAGACGCGGAGTGGCGGAGGAGGCGTCAGCGCTCGGAGCCACGCCTCGACGACATCAGGAAGACTGACGTACGGCTCTACTTTTTTTTTAGGAGCTCGTCGAACTCGGCGCCGGCGCGGCCGAACGCGGTCGCGATCCAGTCGTCGAGAAGCCGGCTGATCTCTCGCACGTCCTTTACGCCGGCCAGCCGGCGGGCGTAATCGCGGTTGTTCATGCGGAGTCGATGCAGGTGCCGGCGCAAGATGTCCTCGCCTACGGCGATCGCCTTGCTCCGATCGATCAGATCGCCCTGGCGCTCGCGCAGCCGGAGTGCGGCGAGCTGCGCCTCAGCTACGGCGAGGGCGGTCTTCGCTTTGCCGTAGTTCTCAGGCATTCCGGCGGCCGCGCCGACCCGCGGCCGCACATTCTCAGCCCGGAACCGCTCCGCTTCCTCTGGATCGACGCCGTCCGGGTGCTTCAGGTCCTGCGGCAGCTGCCGCGAGAGCGTGGACGGATTTACGCCCAACTGCGCCGCAGCTTTCCGCAGGGATATTCGGCGTGCTCTCCGTGCCATCGGCCGGGTTTTTCCTTCGATTCGAATAACTTAAAAGTGTAGAAAAATCAGTAAGTTGAATGCTAAAATGCGGTCTCTCACGTGCGGAGGGGCCGACAATGGACAAGACACTGATCGCCTGGACGGATCACACGCTGAACACGTGGATGGGGTGCATGAAAGTCTCCGACGGCTGTAAGCACTGCTATGCGGAGACGCTCGCTAAGAATCGGATGGGGCTTCGCGTATGGGGGCCTGCGGCGACGACGCGGCGTCAACGCACGAAAGCGCCGTGGCAGAACGCTCGCAAGTGGAACAGAGAGGCGGCGCAGAGCCCTGGTCTGCTCGGCGCCGGTAAGCCGCACGTTGTCTTCCTCGGCAGCATGATGGATTGGGCCGAGGACCACCCAGACGCCGAAGCGATCCGCCCCGACATGTGGCAACTGATTCGAGAGTGCCGCAACCTCGATTTCCAGATGTTGACCAAGCGGCCGGAGAGGATCCCCGACCTCCTGCCAGATGACTGGGGCGACGGCTGGCCGAACGTCTGGCTTGGAACATCGATCGAGGACATGCAAGTTGCCGCGCGCGCCGATGCTCTCCGTGAGGTGCCTGCGCGGATCCGGTTCATCAGCTACGAGCCCGCCCTCGGCCCGCTGGACGATCTCGATCTCTCGGGCATCCACTGGGTGATCTACGGGGGAGAGAGCGGCCCAGGTCACAGACCGGAGGGCGAGCCCGGCGATCCGAAAGCATGGGCGCGCGCCATGAGTAATAAGTGCCGCATCGCGGGGCTCGCGTTCTTCCACAAGCAGTCCGCTGCGTCCAGGACTGAAATGGGGATCGAGCTCGACGGCCGGATTATCCGGGAGTTCCCGCTCGCGCTCATTCGGTCTCTGCATCGCGCTGCTGCCTAGCCGCTCACGATCAGGCCGATGTAATCGACGACGGCGCCGGAGCTCCCGCTCTCCCAAGCGACCGCCTCGACCTTCCAGCCGGCGCAAGCCCGGCGGATCATCAGTTCGATGATCTTCTTCCGCTCCCTGAAGATCAGCATCCCGGAACTAACTTGGAACGTGAGTCCCAGGGTCTTCAGCAAGCTGCGCGGGAGCTCACTTATCCGCATGTTCACCCCGAAGGCGATCGTCAGCGCGAACCCCTTGCGGCACGGCCGCGAGAGCCGCCGCAGCACGATCATCAGCTGATGGAAGGGATGGTTGTAGGCGTCCAGGTCGTAAATGTCGAAGTCATCGACCGCGAATGCGCGATGTCGAAGCAATCGAACGTTGTCAGCAACGACGAGACGTCGACGATCCCTCAGAGAGACGGGCTTCTTCTCGCAGCCGAGATAGTGCTCGGTCTTCTCCCACGCGCGCGCCCACATGAGACCGTCGCCGGCGTAGCCGTCGAAGATGATCGGCTTCTTGATCGCCATCGCCTCGGCGAGTGCGCGGCGAACGGCGATCTTCTTCCCGACGTGCGAATTGTCGTGAAGCGTGCGCCCGCTACGGCGCCGGAATGTTGCTGATCGCAATCTCGATACCCTCCAGGCCCTTCAGCCGCTCGCGAATCTCCGCCTGGAGAGGCAGAGGACAGCGGATTTGCACCACGGAGACGTCCTCTGTCTCCCCGAATTCGAAGGGTTGTGCTTCTTTGTCCGGCCCCTCCAGGACTTCCAAGTCCAGGTCCTTCAGGAGCCGCTGCATTTCGTCGCCTAGAGCGTCTACCTCTTCCAGCAGCAACGACTGATCCCAGTCCGCATACTCGGCCGTGCGGTTGTCGACGATGCGGTATGCACGCGCACGCTCCGGCGACAGGTCGGCCCGCATTACCGGCACGCGCTCAAGGCCGAGACTCTGCGCCGCCTCGTAGCGCGTATGCCCCACGATGATGATGCCCTCGGCATCCACAACGATCGGCTGCTGAAAGCCGAACTCCTGGATGCTGCGCGCGACCGCGCCGACGGCGTCCGCGTTCCGCCGCGGGTTATTCGGATAGGGCTTTACCTCAGCCAGCGGCAGCCATTCGATCTGCGCCGGCGAGGCCTTCTGCCGTCTTCCCTTTGCGTTGCGTGTTGTCAAAACTTCGCCTCCAGTGACTACTTTTTCGGCGCACGCGCGTCACCCATGTCTTGCGGCGACGAAAAAAGGACCCGTGATGAATGACTTACGCGAGTGCCGCCCGGCTGTACGTCGCCAAGGCGCGGGCCATGCCCCCGCCTGCACTTTCTGACGCTTGTCGCTGCTCACTCCACGGCCTCGAGCGCCCATGCTCGCCAAGCATCAAGGCGCGTCTTCATATCGTGCAGCAGCAGCTTGAGCCGCTGCTCGCCCTCGCGTGACAGCGCGCTCGTTGCTTCCGGGTCAGCTGGCGATATCCACGTTGGCAGTGCCTCGGGAACGTATGGCGCCATGAGCTCTCCAGGAGGCTCGGCCCGCACCGGTACCGGGACCTTGACCTCGACCGTTTCGACGACGCGAGCCGGTCTCGTTTCAGCAGAGCCGCAGCCGGCGAGCAACAGAATCAGCAGCAGTACCGCCAGATTCACCAGGACATAGAGCGTCCCAGGTCTCACCGCTCCTCTCCCCATGCGGTCTCGAACCACCGGTTCATCGCTTCCGGCCCCGTCTCGCCATCGGCCAGGATTGCGCGCCGCTCGTGCTCTCCAGTCCGGAGTGTCGCTACTGCACGGCCGGCAGCCCGTGCTTCCCACGCCCGCGCCGACGCTTCGAGCAGGGCAATATGGTCGTTCTGCCGGCGCACTGTCCCCGCGAGCGCGTCCCGGTTCGCCTCGACCACGGCCCGCGCCTCGCGCTCCTCCGCCAACAATCGCCGGGCATCCGCCTCCGACTTCTCCGCCAAGGCGACATTCCGCTCGAGCCCGCGCACGGTCCACGCGTGCCAGCCCCACGTACCAGCCAGCGCGAGCCCGAGCACGACGCCGACGCCCACCGTCGCCGCCCTCCAGGGATTCGCGAGCAGCCAAGGAATCACGTGCACACCCCGGGTCCCCAGCCGGCGGCCACGTATAGCGGCTGATGCCGGTAGAGAATGCGTCGCGGATACTCCCGATTCTCCCGACAGGCCCAGTCCGCCCGGACACATTGTGTCTCGACGTGCTCCCACCAGCGCGCGGCGTCCAGGTTCATCGCCGCGGTGACGCGCCGCTCTCGATTGATCCAGCCGGCGCCCCCGTTATATCCGGCCAGCGCGAAGGCCCAACGGTCGCAGTCGGTCGCCGCGTAGCCGGCGCGCTCCCAGAGGTGCCGGTCGTAGCGGACCAGGGCGCGCAGCGCCCAGCCTGGATTGAACGGGTCTGGATCCGCGAGCTCGCCGCGATAGACGCCGCTGATCCACTCCGCGGTCGCCGGCGTGAACTGCGCGAGGCCGGCCGCATACGAAGACTGGGCCCGTTCCCTCCAGGCCGACTCCTGGTGGACCTGGGCCGCCATCGTCGCAGTCGGCGCCTCGAGTCCCCAGACGAACCGCGCCGCGCGGATCAGGTCATCGCGATATTGGAAGGCGGCGCGTGGAATGTCAGCCGCACACGCAGATATCGGGACCAATACGATGATGAGACCGAGCGAGAAAGCGCGTGACACGGCGGACACGCTCACAGGCCGAGAGTGACGCCGATCATGGCGGCCGCGACGATGATCGCGCGGCGCAGCATGCAGCCAACGCCGATGATGTGATGCCCTGGATGCATCCACTCGTGCGGACGCCCGTACGGGAACAGCGCCCGGTCCAGGCGATAGCCCACAACGCCGGCGAGCGTAACGAGTGCCAACTTGTAGAGGAGCACCGGAAGGTTCTGAGGCGCAAGCCACCACACCACGCCCATGAGCAGCGCCGCGACGAGCAGCCAGTCATACAGCCGCGGCGGTCGCCAGCGCGTCGTGCACTCGGACCATTTCAGGCTCATGGCTGCACCGTTACGGCGAGCTCGGTCACGCCGCGGCGGAGCAGCCGAACCGTGGACTGCCGCCCCAAGGTCGCTGCGATCCGCTGCCCAACCTGGAGTTTCGAGACAGCCGGGACGTCGTTGATGCTCAGGATTACGTCGCCCGGCTCGATGCCGGCGCGCATGGCGGCGCCGCCCGGTTGGACCAGCGTGACCAAGACGCCGAAGCGATACTCGATGCCCAGGCGTCGGCGCTGATCTCCAGCGATCACGTCCTCCACCTCGACGCCGATGCGTCCGTAGCTGATGTCCCAGGTCCGGTCACCACGAACCAGCCGCTCCGCTACGTAGTAAGCGAGATCGGCCGAGATCGCGAACCCGACGCCGCTCCCTGCTCCGATGCCGGCGGCATTGATGCCCACGAGTTCCCCGCGCATGTTGACCAGCGCACCGCCAGAGTTGCCGGGGTTAATCGGCGCATCGGTCTGTATGAAATCCTCGTACGGATTGAGCTCCACGTACTGATGGAGGGCGCTGACCACGCCGGCTGTAACCGTATGTCCGAGCCCGAACGGGTTGCCCACCGCGACCACGGGATCCCCGACGTGGAGCCCCGCGAGGTTGGCCCGCCGAATCGCGACGAGTTCCACGACTCCGGTCGGCACGCGAAGCACGCCAATGTCCGCGCCCTCGTCGCTACCGACGATCTCCGCGGGGAGGAAGTAGCCGTTCGAGAATGCGACCTTGACATCGGATGGCGTGAGCGCGCCGAGGCCATCGAGGACGTGATGGTTCGTGAGAACCAGGCCGCGCTCTGCGTCGATGATGACGCCAGAGCCCAGCGACCGCGGCCGGTATGCGAAGCGGAACGCGTCCGCGTTGATCTCGACGGTAATGGCGACGACGGACGGCAGGACTTCCGCAGAAACGTCGGAGACCGATCGGGCGCGCGTCTCCCCGCACGTGCAGAGGAGCGCAACAGCGAGCAGCAGCGTGGACAGCTTCACGTCAGTATTTCGGCTCGAGTTTCCGTTTCGTTTCCTCGTTGATAAGCGTCGCAGCGAGGAGCCTCTCGCAATGGCTGAGGTAGTCGAATGCGTGGTTGACCTCCTGCGAGACTTGCGGACGATCCCCGCTCTTCCATCTTGGGAGCGTGAGATACCGCGACACCGCATCATTGAGCATGAGCAGCGCCCGGTCACGGCACGTGTAGTACACGTCGGCTGTGGACAGCGCGCTGTCGCTTTCGGGAGAGATCACGGGCTGGATGTTCGCCGTGCCCGGCGCGCACCCCGCGAGCATTGTCAAGGCGCAGAGCAGCGCCACGACGAGTCGATTACTGCCTCTTGTTTTCATCCCCATGACCCACCTCCTGCCGTTGCCCGGCGATTCTGTAGAGCTCGCTCTTCAGCCTGTCGGCCTCAGCGTCTCCGTACTCGGTTCGGATGAACTGCAGCGCCACCTTTCTTGCGTGTTTCGTCGGCTGATCCAGCAGCAGCCTGAGTCGTTCTTCTGGCTTGCTGAGGTCGTAAACACCCTCACCCATCTTCTCGGGCCGTGCGGTGACGGGCGCTGATCTGGAATGAGACGATCTGTTGTAGCGCGCTCTCTATTCGCACGATGTCCGCGCGTAAGCCGCGAATTTCCGATACCAACACTGGCACCTGTTCCACGAGCGCCCGCTGGCGCTCCAGCTCTCTTTCATGGACCAGCACGTCGCGCCCCATCGCGGCGTAGCCGGCGATGCCGCTGGCGCCCGCGAGCATGACCGTGACCCACACCGCGACCCACGGCGCCAGATGCCGACCGTTGCGCCTATCTGGTCCGGAGTAGGCCTCAGTGCGAACATCTCGCCCCATGTGCTCAACCCTAAGAAAGTTCGCTAAGTTTCTGATGCATCGGCCCGCCACCTAAACGGGAGCACATTGCGCGCTGTGCGGTCAACGCTGGGTCTGCTGCAGCTCGAGAAATCTGCTGAAGTGGCGGGCGACCGTCTCAGCGTCGCCCTCGATTTCGAGTTTCGCGCCGACGGTCATCGTCAGGCGGATACGGGTCCGGCCGTCGGCGCTGTGCTGCTGGGCGCTAACGACGCCAGCTGCCGCGGTCTGAGCGACCGCTTCCGTAAGCGTCCTCGGCGGCGCCTGGCGAAGCCGCTGAACCTCTTCCTGCGCCTGTCGCGCTGATTTGTTCAGAGCAACCTTCCCCCCGCCGACGCTCCTGATCAGTTTGCGCTCCTCCAGGCTGCCGACGGCCTCTGCGGCCAGTTCATCACCCCAAGTCTCTCCGAGCGCCGCCACGAGCGTCGCCCTGATCATGAGCCTGTGATGCCCCAAAAGGATCACTGCCCGATACATTGCGTCCCTGAGCTTTGGCGCGACGGCTTCCGGCTCCTCCGGTTGCTCAGCGCCGCCGCGGGTACGTACTGGGCGCGGGCGGTCCGGGTAACCGAACGTGATCCCATGATCGCGAATGCAGTCGATGAGCTCGTGGGCCTGCTCCATCGGTACCGTGAGCGATACCACTCCGCCCTTCAACATCAGGATCCCGCGCTTCGCGAGCATCCTCTGTGCTGCTGCCGCTGTACGGGGCGAAAACCTGTCGGCCGTCCGGCCCTCCGCTTCTCGTATAGGGAGCTTCGTCTCCGCGAGGGCGTCGATGAGAAAGTGCATGGCATGCAGGGTATCCTGCTTGCACGTATGCGCTGGATGCGGCATTTGCTATCCCCTCCTCGGCTTGTGGCCGACGATCACGACGAGCCCGAGTTCGATCCAGCGCCGCAGCGTCCTCGTCTGGGCGCGTCGCATGTACCATTCGCGTTCTTCTGTGGACAGCCCGGGCTGCGTCGCCCGCCTGTCGATGACAGCGTGGCAACCGGAGCAGCCGAACGCTGCGGAGATATCGTCGCTCTTCAGGCCCTCGCCACGGCTTTCGTCCGGCAGGTGACAGAGCACAGTCGTCGAGCGGTCGCTATTGCAGGCACCGGGAATCTGGAACGTGCAGACCTCGCCAGCGGCGGCGTCCCGGAGGCGCCGCACGTGAATCATTCCGATTCGGTTCGGGCGCAGCATCAGGGCAGAGGGATCGGTTTCAGCGCCGACGAGAGATACAGCGGGTGGGTCGGCTGGGGGCCGGCGCCGTTGCTGTTCAGCTGCAGGCAGTGCAGCGGGATGCCGGCGAGGAGCTCGCGGACCGCTTTGTCCCGACCAAAGTGCGCCCCGTGGTTGCCCCAACCGCAGACAATGATCCCGCCTTCCACGTCGGCATAGCAGGCGGCTTCCATGATCGCCTCGTCGTTCAGTGGCCCGACCGGGTCCCGCGCCGCGTAGAGCTCGCTCGGGTTCGTTGCTCGCAGCGCGAAGAGGTTGACGACGATCAGCGGCGAATACTGCCAGGCCTCGGCGTAGCCGATGCAGCGCCGCACGGTGTTATCGTCGGTCGAGGCGTCAGCGGTACTCGGGTTCAGCAGGATGAATACCAGCGGCCGGGTTTCCGCTCCATGCTGATCCGGTATTAGGCTCCGCTGAATCTCGCGGCGCAGCGAGTAGCGGTACTGACTGCAGCGCGAGATCACGGCCGGCATCTGGAGCATGAGCGGCGGGAGCGACATCAGCCCTGCTCCTCTGCGGCCGTCGACGGGCGCCTGGACTCCAGGGCCTCCGCCAGCGCGCCGATCAGATCCTCGCTCGGCGCGATCTCAGGGGTCCCGCTCCAGGCGTTGAACGCGTCCAGGATCCGATTCAGCTGCGCGACAGGTCCGATGAGTTGCTCACGAGCCGCGGCGCGGTGCCAGTTCAGCAGCAGCGCCGCGGACGTCACGATGTGGTGCAGATACTTCTCCCGGTCTCCGTAGCGCGCGGCCTGCACAGCCTTCGTCGCGAGGTAGCCGAGCGTCCAGAACCAGTCCTCCGCCGTCTTTCCCTGATCGTGCGCCTCGCCCCAGCGTTCCACCTGATGCACGGCCTCGAGCCGGATCGCAGCGATGAAGTCGTCAATCTCTGGGGTGTTGACGCGCCGCTGCAGCGCGCGGAGCTCTTCGACCTCGCACTCCAGCGCCGCGAGGTATTCGTAGGTCCCGACGACTGGCTGCTTCGCCGTTGGCGGGACCGAATATGCTGCTGCTGCTTCCACGGTTCAATCCTCCGTCACTGTGATCTCGATCTCGTGCTCGAAGCACCATGCCTCATAGGCCTGCATCGCCTCGGCCGTGATCGCCTTGTTGTTGTCCAGGTCCGACGTGCGGAGGGGGCGGATCACGGTCTCCCCAGGCGCGATCACGATCTCCTCCTTCGGCATGAACTTCGGCAGGAAGATGAACTCGTGAACGTCGTCGCCAGTCCAGTGGTAGCCGGTCCGCGCGCAGAGCTCCGCGGCGACCTTCGTGTGCCACATCCGCAGGCGCCGCCGCTGCCCGGACGTCATCGGCGGCTGAAATTCCTTCAGGATGCACTCGTGGAGCGGAGAAAGAGGGAGACGCTCGAGCTTCCTCAGACACACCGCCCGAGCGTCTTCCCCGTTGACCACGAGCCTGAAGCGCACGCGTGCCTACTTGGGCAGCAGCTCTTCCTGGATGCCGATATCCACCGCCTTGCAGCAAAGCGCGTAACTGAAGTCGATGGATTCTCGGTCCTCGTCGTCCTTTGACTTGAACCGTGAGTAGGCAGCCTTCGCGCCTTTGCGCCGAACTCCCAGAGCCTCCAGCTTGTCGAACTCCGCCGCCTTCTCCTCGTTCAACGCCTTGCGCTCGGCGTCGATCTTCTCCATGCGCTTGAACGCGGCCGCGATCTTCTTCCGAATGTCCGGAGTATCTTTCGGATCTGGCAAATCGTTGCGGTCATCGCTGTCCGACTGGTCTTGGGTATGTTGTGACGTGTCTCCTCTCATGCTGCTCACCTCGCTGGTGTGTTGATGTTCATCCAGCCGCGCCGATTGCTCGCGGATGACTCGTTGCTCATCATTCGATGTGCGCTGCAGGTAATCTGCAAAACTTTCGTCCGGCCGCTGCCTCGCGCTGTCAGCGACCGACGATCGTGATCGGGAACCCATAGGCCGCCTCGAATAGACGCCGCTTCAGCCGGAACACGTCACTTTGCGCGCGCTCATCTCGTGGCTTGACGTCCTCCACGACCTGTTTGCCAGCGTCGTCGATGTACGTGAAGTCAGCTACGTACGTGCAGCCGTGAACGGGCTTCGCCTGCTGATTCATGACCGCGATTGCGTATCGACGCTGACGCTGGAGATTGGAGATTTTCCCGGCGCGCTCCATGAGCCGGAGCTCAGCGAACCGCAGAAACTCCACGCGAGAGTCGAAGTGCTCGAGGGCCTCGCTTCTGCACTCCGGGCACTGCCGCTGCTTCCCCTCATGGGTGTGCCATCCGCATGCGCAGGCCTGCACAGGGAGCCGCCGGTTATACCCCTCCGTCCGCGTACGGAATTTCCGGCCGCACGTCTTCACGCCGCGTGGTCCCGTTCCATACGTTCCATCGCGCCGCGCAACTTGTCGCGAGCCTGGAACCTGTCGAGCCCGCGGATATCAATGCCGAGGTCCCGGCTGAGGTCGCTAAGGCCACGGTCGTCGCCGGGCGCCGGCAGGCGGTAGACCTTCCCGTTGATGCGGTAGCCGCCGTTCTGCAGCGGTGGTGATGCTGGCTTCGTGATTTCGTCGTCCCAGCGTTCCTGGCGGAGATACGTCGGAGGGTCCGGAACGAAGCCGCGTTTCCAGCGGTCGTCGTGTGCGATGCGGCGCTGGATGTCGGCGATGATCATCTCGACCTTCGAGTCGAGCTTCTTCCGCGTCCAGACCTCGTGCGCGGTTTTCTTTTTCACCTTGTTCGGGACGACGGACCAGTACCGGGCAAACGCAGTTTGCCCAGAGGATGGATCATGTTTTTCTCTGATCAGATCCCTCTCAGTTCCCTTAAGAGGGCTTTCCGTCCGTTTTCCAGCGGAAGCGGCGGACGTTCCGCCGGAAAATAGGTCAGGTTCCGGCGGAATGACCCCGCCGGCGCCCTGCGCACGCCACTGTTCGAACGTCGGTATCGGGAGCGCCGGCTCCTTCGCCTCAAAGCGCCGCTTGTTCTCTTTCCGGAGGCGGTCACACTCCAGGCGGTACCGACGCTGCAGCTTCTGTTCCCATGCCTCGAGCGCCTTCTCGCAGACCACGGTGTGATAGAGGCGGCCGTCGCTGCATTTCACGAAGCCGTGCAGCGCACCTTCCCTGAACCGCAGCCACTCCTTGACGACGCGTCCGTAGCCGGCGAGCACCGCGAGCACGCGGTTGTCGTCTGGCAATGAGCCCGCGGGGACTTGGTGCCACGCCGCGCCCCAGAGGAGCACGGCGGCACGGAAAGCCTCCGGCTCCGTCAGCGCAGCGAGATCGCTGTCGCGGAGGCGGCGGACGTCGAGCGGCATGAACCGGAAGTCGGTGAGGTCGACCTCTGGCGGGACTAGCGGCGCCGGGAGCTCGGCCGTCATCGGTTGATCTCCGGGCCAGGGAGCCCGCGCACCTTTCGGCCGCGGACGCGGCGCCGGAAAAAGTCTCGATGCGGCGGGTTCATGAGCCCGAACAGCCGCGAGAGGTCCGGGGCCTTGTTGTTGTTGATCTTGAAATCCGGCTCCTGGCCGGTGGTCCGCGCCTCGCGCAGTGCCGTGCCCCATCGGATCGCGCCGACGATGTCCATCGGCCCGAAGTGCGGCGCGCCGGCGCGGATCAGGCGCAGCGCCATGCGCTCGAACCGGAGGTAGATGTGCCAGTTCGCGCGCAGCCACGGCGCGAAGTCGCGGCGGAAGTCGTCGCCGCCGGCGAAGACAAGCGCGTCGTCGAAACGCGTCCGATCCCACAGCCCGGGCTGCAACGTCGGCATCATCGTCGTGGTCGCCGCGAGCATCAGAGCACGGTAAGCCACGACGACGATGAGCGAATCCGGCCGCCGCGATCCCAGCAATACCAGGCGTATTCGGAGTTGTCGGCGCCATTGCCGGCCTTTGCCCCGTCCCTTTCCGGCTTCACGGCCGCGGCCCGGCTCTTCGTCGGCACCTGCCTCGGCTTCGCCGCCGCGGGCGCCGGCGGCGCGGCGCCGTTCGCCTTGCTGTAGACGACGCCACGGCCCCAGCCCTTACTGCTGACCTCGCCGTCGTCCTTCAGCTGTTTCAAGGTCGCGCAGACG